CATTGGCTAGGGCGATAAGTCCGTAGGCTTTATCGAACCACACCACCAGATTATCAGCGAGAGAATCTTCGACGATAATCCAATCGTGAGTTCCCTTCCAAGGCTTGTCGGTTTCTTCGTGAAACCGACTATTGGGGAATCTTTCTCGAATCAAGTCCTCATTGGTCATATCAAACCCCCATAATTGGTAGATGATGCCGAATCTCAAAGCCGAGCATCATAACTCTTGCGTGGAACCACGCCCGCCGTACAAACCGACGGACCACCTTCATTGCAACCCGGTGGCTACTTGCCGGGTTTATTACTGTGGCGTTCATCGCAAATTTCCATCTCAAACACCACCTTTCCATCTCTAGTGCGTATTACGCACTTACCGGTGGTCGCTACTCCTTTTGCCCATTGGCATGCAGCGCCAATGGTATTGAATTTTTCGACAGGGTTATAGATATAACCCCCACCGATCACCTCGGCCACATATTCTTGCATCTTATTGCCTCCATCCACTTAGGGTGAGGCAATCATACTGCTACTATATGGCCGTGTCAACACCCAGGCAAAATATTTACGATGTCCCACCCCCACTATATAATGAACGCGCGCACGCGCGTTGCAATCCCCATGCCATCCCCTTACCCACGCCATCATCCACCTTACTGGCTCGCGCCTGCTATCCCACTTTGCAGGCGATTTGCGACCCGCCCCCCTTCGGTTTGCGCCTGCAATGTATATTATCGTCCAACACCTCAAAATTTGAATGGACCAAATACCCGATTCACAAAACCCTGAAACAAATCCAAAAGAAAATAAAATAACCATTAACCCCAAAATAAATAAAGAACCATTAGTCCTTTATGCTGGTTGTAAAACGGGGGTAAAAGTGGTATACTGCGGGATAAAGGTTTATGGTGTACATACAAAGGGTTTTTAAATGTCTTCCGCCCCCGCCGCAGAAGCCCGCCGCGCCCCCGCGCTAGCGGCGCTTCGCGCCCTTATTCCACGAGTAACCCCCACCTCGCCGCCCTTCCCCTCCCAGCGGGAAACCGGCTCGCGTGCCCGTGGTTTCTCATACGAGCGCCAAGTCGGGAAACAGCTTAAAAGAATCTGCGAATTAAACGATTGGAAGCTGTGGGACCACCAATGGTTTTTATACGAGTGTGGAGCGGAAAAGAAATACTTCCAGCCTGATTTCATAATCGAACAGCCCGACGGGCGGGGCGTAGTGGCAGAGGTAAAACTAACCCACGTAGATACGACTGCCCAGCTTAAAAGGTACGTGGATTACATGAGGGTTTTTGGTCTTGATTGCATCCCCCTAACCATCACCCGGCATCTAACTCCATTAACGCAAAAAGACCTAATCATCGATGGCTTTGATAAGGTGTATGCGAATGCGGTTTGGCACCTGTACATATAAGGATTAAAAATGTCAATCGAAGATGACGTTAAAAAAGTACTAACCTGCACCGACGATGTGCGTTGCACTCACGAGGACAGTTGTTACAGGATGGCAAAATTTATAGAACAAATACTCGAAGAACGAAAACACAACGCCGAGGCTGAGTGGATTATGTATTACACACCGGACTGGGAAACCGCTCGATAAAGGCCATTAAAATGCGTGCAGACCCTCACGTTGTTACAGTTCCTCAATGGCGGCGTGCGCCTGCCACCCTCAACCCGCCGACCGGGATAGAGGATTTTACTAAACGTTCTAACGAGTATTTTGAGGACTGCGCCAACAACCAAACTCGCCCGACCTTAACCGGGTATGCGTTGGCGGTTGGGCTACCCGGCCCAACGTCTTTATTGCGGCTGGGGCAAAGGTTTCCCGAATTGCGATACTCCCTCAGCCGTTGCATGATGGCTGTTGCCGTCGAATACGAGGAAATGATTGGCGTTACAAACGCCGCCGGGCCGATGTTCATGCTAAAGAACATTCCCGACTTTGACCCTGACGAGCCTGTAGGTGCCCCGGCGGTGCAGTTCTTTAACGACCGTAAAGAAATCCTCTTAACAACCGAGGTACACGGCGCTGCTCGTGCTGACAAAAAGCACGACGACGAAGGCCCGCTTGAGACTTACATGCGGTTAATCCGCCAGCGTGGGCAACTGCCAGAGGAAGAAGCCGAGTCGGTTGTACTTAAAGCGCAAAAATCTCCCTCCGCTTCCCGCAGAGCGCTGACAATTATAACCGAAGGCTGGGAAGATGAGTAACTCCTTTGACCCTACCAAATTTAACTGGGTAAAACCCAATTATCAAGAGGTTTTTGATTTTCGCCTCGAAGCATTAACTAAAATCCGCAAAAACCCCAGCGCCATGCCCCGGTTAAAAAAATACTACTCCGAGAATTGGGTAGATTTTATAAACGACTGGGGCATGACTTATGATCCGCGTGAGCCAGTTGTTAAATACTTTCCGTTTATCCTGTTCCCACGGCAGGCGGAATTTGTAAATTGGGTGTATGAGTCTTATAAAGACTCCCGCCGGGGCTTAGGGGAAAAATCCCGCGATGTGGGATTTACCTGGTTATGTGCGGCATGTGCAGTTTGTGTTTGGATGTTTTAGCCCTCGTCGGTGGTTGGATTCGGCAGCCGCAAAGAGGAACTGGTAGACAATGGCAACAACGATCCAGACTCGATTTTCTGGAAAATCCGCACATTCATCGATCACCTTCCGGCTGAGTTCCTTCCGACCAACCACACTGCGGGGCGTAAGTGGGGCGAGGTTCCGAACACAGCAAACGGCTCCGTCATTAAAGGTGAAATCGGTGATGAGATTGGTCGCGGTGGCCGGGCCGGGTTGTATTTCGTGGACGAGTTTGCACATCTAATCCACCCGGAAATGGCGGAGTCAGCGCTTTCGGCCACCACCAACTGCCGCATTTATATCTCAACGGTTAATGGGATTGGGAATTTGTTTTACAGGCTGCGGCAGTTTTTGCCAAGCAATCAAATTTTTATATTCGACTGGAAAGACGACCCCCGAAAGAGACAGAACCCAGAATTACCCGCCGAAGAAGAACCCTGGTACAAAAAGCAAAAGATAGAGTTGTTGCCAACTACGCTGGCCTCACAGGTTGATAGGAATTATGCCGCTGCCATTTCCAACACGTTGGTAAATCAAGAGAAACTCAAGGCGGCAATGTCCCGCCGCCCCGGTCAGATAACCCAGCCAGACTCGGTTCCGTGGAAAATCGGTGTAGACGCCGCTGGAATGGGTAATGATGAGATTATTATCTGGGCGAGGCGGGGCCGTATTTCGTTAGAGCCAGAAGTTTACACCAAATTGGATGGTGTGCAGCTCGCAACCATCGTCGAGTATAAGGCAAAGCGACTGTTAAACACTGGCCCGCTTGACCTCATTGCAATAGAGCGTGACGGTCCCGGCGGATCGTGCGCAGATCAGTTAAAGTATGGGATTTTTAGAGACGTAGTACGGGCTGTGCATACGGGCGCAAAGCTGGCGGATGGCAAGAACTACAATTTGCGTGCCTATTTACACCAGCAGGCGATAGAGTATATAGAGGATTTAGAAATCTCCCTCCCAGATGATCCAATTTTCGCCTCGCAAGCTACCGCCATACAGTTTGAATACAAAGGTGGGCTGTTATTAATTGAATCCAAAGACGAATATCGGGCACGTTTTGCAACTGGCCGTTCGCGGGCGGAGAAGAAAGCCTCTAAAAGTCCTGATAGATGGGATGGGTTTGTCTTAACATTCGTTCCTACACGGGCAAGGCCAATTAAATCCTGTGCTGAAAGCTTTGATTTTAACACGAAGCCCGGCGGGTGGCGGCCATTAGACGCTGTAATAGGATATTAAGATATGCTTTTAAAGCTGTTTGAGATTATTCTAATTTTTATTACTGCCTTTACAGGTGTAATAGTATTACCTCTATTCCTATTTAGGCTGCTTGGCGTGCTATTGGGTGTTATATGAGGTATATGTTATACTGGATAATAGCATTCGCCGAGGCGGATTATTGCGAAGCGTATTGGAATTATTGTAACACCTCAGACACCTTTTGGCTAATAGTAAGGAACCTTAAAGATGACTGATGAATCCCCTATAGACCGGGCGGAGTGGTTAAAATCCCTCAAATACGGTGACGTTGTGATGTTTAACCACGCGGGTAAAGTAGCTAAGCCGATGAAAATCAGAGTTATCGATGACTTGCGAATTTGCCTAGTAGACGCGAATAACCCAAAGGGCGATTTGGCTAATGGTGAGGTTGTGTTTAGAGACTTTGGCGAAGGTCCGTTTGGTGAAACCATAACCCCGGTAATAAGCGAATGAGTATTAAGGTAGATAAAAAGATTACAGATTGCAGCGTAAAAGCTGCAACCACGCCCCACGTACACGAGAATCTTATTCGTCCTGAGAAGTTAAGCGGCGAGACGTATAAAATAAAAACCCCTCTTTCCGAACATGCCTTGTATGTAACGATCAACAACGTAGTACTGGATGATGGGGCAAAGCAGCCCTTTGAGATATTTATTAACTCAAAAGCAATGGAGCATTTTCAATGGATTGTCGCGCTAACGCGAGTTATTTCGGCAGTTTTCCGTAAGGGTGGTGATGTTGCATTTTTAGTTGAAGAATTGCACTCTGTATTCGATCCTAAAGGCGGGTATTTTAAGAAGGGCGGTAAATACATGCCTTCGCTGGTAGCGGAAATTGGCGAGGTGATTGAACAGCACCTAACCCAACTCGGGCTGTATGAAAGGGATAACTCGTTGGCAGTTGCGGCCCAAGAGATGATTAAAGAAAAATCCCCTAAAACGGGGCAATTGTGTGATAAATGCGGCGATTACTCGCTGGTTCTGATGGATAACTGTCTTACCTGCACCTCGTGTGGTGCGAGTAAGTGTGGCTAATAGGGGATACCCGTGGAATTACCTGACAACGAAAACCTTACCGCACTCGTTACAACGCTTTGCGACGAGCGGAAACGAGCAATTACGTCTCGTAAAGAGTATGATTTTATTTGGAAAGCTGCCCGCGACCAATACAAGGGGCGGGATGCAGCTACAAAGGTAAGTGAGTACGAAAAGGGAGAATTACTGGATTCCTCGTTGCAACGCTACAAAGGCGACACCAGCGCTGACCGCTCTACTGTATTACCCAATATCACCCGCCCCTACACAAACGCGGGCACGGCGAGAGTGGCAGATATTTTGTTGCCTACTGGAAAGATGCCGTTTGCCCTTAAGGCAACCCCTGTCAGCGATTTACAAACGGTGTTGGGGGTAGTTGGCAAATATCCTGGTATTATGCAGAATGTATTAAACCTGCTGCCAGAGGTCGCTAACAAAATACAGGACTCCGAAGCTGCAAAGAATGCGATTGCAAAGGCGGAGCAAATTATCACAGACTGGCTCAAAGAATCCGACTGGGCTGGTGTTACCCGGCGGCAGTTAGTAGAATCAGGGGTTGTTGGGACTGGCGTTGTTAAAGGGCCGTTTCCGAAAGAGCGTAGTATAAGCGATGACACTAATAAGATTCTTTCCATTCTTCCGCTCGTCGCCGACGAATTAACGGCGGAGATGCTGGTGAAGGAATTGGAATCAATGCTGTTTTACACCCCACGCATTGAGTGTATTAAGGTGGAAAACTGCTATCCTGACCCGGACTGTGGAACGGATATTCAAAATGGTAAGTTCTTCTTCGAGAAGATTCCTGAGGTAAACCGCCGGGCTTTGCAGGAGATGGCGAAAGACCCCAATTATAATGCCGACGCTATTAAGATGGCATTGGACGAGGGGCCGATGGATGAATCCTCTAACGCCCATAAGGATTCAAAAAAGCCCTATACCCTGTGGGTACGAACGGGGGCGGTTGACTGGAAAGCAGACGGGGAAGATAAATCGTTAGACTTTTGCGTTATAACGATGGTTAACGATAGGATTATTAAAATTGCGCCTTACCCGTTGGAACGGTCCCGTTTTCCGTATAGAATGCTTTGTTGGGAACCAAGAGATAATTCCTGGACAGGAATTGGCATCCCAGAGCAAATGGAAACCGCCCAACGCGGACTTACCGCTACCACCCGCGCACTAATGGATAATATGGGGTATAGTGTCGGACCCCAAGTATTAGAACTGGATGGGATCATCGAGCCTATAGACGGAGAAGATACCAAACTCCGCCCGTATAAGAGGTGGAAAGTCCGTAGTGCCCTGCCCGGCGTAGACGCGATGCAAGAAGCCAAAAGCGCGATGGCGTTCTTAGAGTTTCCCAATTATCTCGATGCGATTATGCCGGTTATTCGGTGGTGGCTGGAAATGGCTGAAAATACCACCGGGCTAAGCCTATTGTTACAAGGACAGGCTGTTACCGACGCAGTAGGCGTTTCGCAGCAGCTAATGAATAACTCCACCACCAACCTCCGGCTTATTGTGAAGGAATGGGATGATAAAGTTTGCAAGCCGTTAATGGAAGACTTTTACGAGTGGGTACAACTCTACGGCCCCGATGACGCACAGGGTGATGCAGTCGTAGAGGCACTGGGGTCTACCAGCTTAATCGTTAAAGAATTGCAGCAGCAAGCGTTGTTGCAGATTTCGCAACAGGTATTGCAACCTGTTTACGGGATTTCTCCGAAGAAGTGGATGAGTATTTATCTGGAAGGGTTTCAAATCGACGCTGAAACCCTGGCAATGACTGAGGAAGAACGACAGCAATTAGAGGCGGCAGCTGCGCAACCTGATCCCAAAGTACTGGCAGCGCAGATCGAAGCACAAGCGGAGGTGTATAAGGCAGATTTACGAAAAGAGGTTGAAACGCTTTAATTGGGGTTGGAGGCGCAGTTTAAGCGATTGTCATTGGAACAAGCACAGGCCGAAGCGCAACTTCAGGCTGGGACAAAGATTGTTGAGAAGGAAATGGCCAACCAGCAAAAGCCGGCGGAAGGGACTGCAAAACCCGCCCCGGCGTCGAAAGAGCTTGAACCTATCGACGTAGATGCAGCTCTTGCCACTTTGGGCTTGCAATGAAAGAAGTATTACTAAGAATCAATAACACCTGGTATATTGATGCTGTGCAATTTTTGCACGTTTTAGACGAACGTGCTAGGCTTGTCACAGAGCGCATTGCTGTTCCAGGTGTTGATTTATCTA